GCCTCGCCTATGGCGATCTGGACGCCCTCGACGGCCGACCAGAGTTTTCGGAATGACCCGCCGAGCGTGTCGTCCATTACACGAGCGGTACGCGCGGCTGTTCCGCCCACACTGGAAAGCACCGTCTGCATGTCCTTGAAGTTCGATCCGCCGGCGAGTTTCAGGGCCGAAGCGCTGCCCCGGCCGAACAACTGTTCAAAGATCGACAGTCGCTGGGCCGATCCCATTTTTGCGGTGGCCCGTCCTAGATCGGACAGGATATCGGCGACCTTTCGCAGATTGCCGTTTGTATCGACCGCATCGACGCCCATCTTCTTGAGCATCTTCTGTGAACCGGTCTTCGACAGGTTCTTATAGGCTCGGGCCAGCGCCGTTCCCGCCATAGAGCCCTTGATGCCGTTGTTGGCCAGGACGCCAAGCGCCGCGGCAGTGTCGCGGATATTCTCACCGGCCTCCCTAGCCATCGGGGCGACGTACTTCATCGACTCGCCGATATCCTCGAGGCCCTGTGCGGAATTGTTGGCCGTGGCCGTCAGCACGTCGGCGGTATAGGTGGTGTCTTTGGCCGTCAAGCCGAAGCCTCGCATCGCGGCCGAGGCGATCTCCGCTGCTCGCGGAAGGTCGGTGGCGGTCGCGCGGGCCAGATTCAGGACCGAACCGATGGAATCGAGGATCTCAGCGGGCTTGAATCCGGCACGGCCGAGTTCCGTCATGGCGCCGGCGACCTGGGCGGCGGTGAACGAAGTGGTCCGGCCAAGTTCCTTTGCCCGCTGGGTGAGCTTTTTGAATTCCCGATTCGTCGCGCCCGTCACCGCGCGGGTTTGGGCCATCTGGTCCTCGAAGCCAGCAAAGGTCCGGATGGCAAACCCGACGGGCACGGCCATCGCCGCCGTCGTCGCCGCTATCCGCGTTCCAATGTTCTGCAGTCGCCGGCCGAACGCTCTTACCTTCGCCCTGGCGGCGCGCAGTCCGCGCACCAGCTTGCTGTTGTCGGCGAACAGCTCGACGAAGGCTCGACCGGCTCTGATTGCTCTTCCAGACGCCATTATGGTTTTCCGTGGAATCTCCGGTAATGTCTATTGACGAACAGGCCGGGAGAACCTAATCTTTGTGTTCCCACTGTTCCGTTCCTCGCAAGAGGTCGGAACGGACGGAAGGCCTGGTCTCCCCCCGCCAGGCCTTCCTGTTTTTTTATCCTGCTGTCCCATCCGTCGTTGGCGGGGCGACTGCAACTCTGGCCGCTTCGATCGCGTCTTTGATCTGGGCCTGTATGTTCGCATCGGTCTTGACTTCATCCCGCTCGGCCTGGGCCTTGCCTGCGTCGCGGCGTTTCTTGACGGCGTATCCGCCGGCCCCGATTCCCAGCGCGCCGAGAATCGTGATTATCTCCGGAGCATACTTTTCATAGATGCCGACGCCGCGTTCGATTGTTTCGACTGCCTTGGCGGCAGTCTTGTCGGCCGCGTCAAGGGCTTTGTCCACTACGGTCGCTGCGTCAGGACGCTTGCCCGCCAGGCCGCTGGCGATCGTCGCCAGCTTATCCACGGCCTCTGCGGTCGCCGCCGCCAGCTTGTCCACCTCGGGCGAGCGGGTCTCGTCAGGGGACCTCGGGTCGGGAATAGCTGAGGCCACCTGGTCGGTCATCTGCGTAACCTCGGCGACAGCGCCCATCCGATCGGCAATTTGGGCCGGCTTGGCGTCAGGTTTGGCGATATCCTCGGCAAGAGACGCCAGGCGAACGGTCGCCACGCCCATAGCACGCGCCCGGAGATCGGACCGGAGCCTGGCGGTCTTGACTTGATCGTCTTTGTACATCCACTGACCGGCCTCGATCTGGGCCAGGGGATCCATATTCAGCGGCGATTTCGGCGCGCCGGCGTAGGTTGTCGCGGGGCGAGTCATCTTCGCCAAGGCTCGCGAAGCGGGCGAACCGGGCCTGGCGCCCGTGGCGATCAGTTGCGCCGCCAGGTCGTCGGCGCCTTGGGCGGCCTGTTTCTGAGGCTCATCCGGCGCCATTCGCAGGCCCGCGATCGCCATGTCGGAGCATCCGGGAGTCAAAACTATCGCTATCGGAAGGAGCATGCCGACCAGTACTCTCACCATCATGTTGCGTCTTCTCATTGCTGTTCTCCTTAGCCTCTAAAGGCCTTCTTGAATTCTGAAACAGTTTCGGGCGTCACTTCGATTACGTCTTCGCGCGGGCCGGTTGTGTTGTGCGGATCGAAATCCGACGGCTCGAACAACCTGCCTTTCTTCGGATCCCGGTTGACGTTCGCCGTCAGCGCCATTACCGCAGAGGTGTGCCGCAACAGCGCCCGGTCCCGGCCTTCGGCCATCCACAGAAGCTCACGCAGCGTAAGCGGGCCGGGGTCTACTCCGACAGCGCCGGCGAGTCTCCAGACTTTTTCCCAAAGGTCCCATCGATCCCAAAGACCCCGTCGATCACTTCGTCGATGTCGATCTCGTCGATCTTCTTGGCGACCCGAGCCACCGTCGCGGCGATCATCTCGGCCTGCCTGGCGACAGCTTTGGCTCTGTCGGTCCGGCCGCGGCCTCGGAAAAAATCCGCAAGGTCCTCGTAAAACGCCGTCTGGGCCGCAAGCAGCGTGTCGCCGTCGAATGCGGCCAGCACATCCTCTTCGCCGATCCCGTGGGCCTCGAACTGGTCGCTCAGCAGGCAGCACAAAACTTCGCCGAGCAGGATTTCGTCAGTCCCGAGCCTTGTCAGCAGCGGGGGATCGCCGACTTCCGGCTGGAGCAGGTCCACGCTCATCTGGTCCCTCAGGCGTTTGGCCGCGGCGATGTTGATGCTGATCGTCCAGTTGCGACCAGCCTTGTCTTTGAATGTTTTCACAGTCGCTCCCTTATGCAGTGACGTTTATGGTGACAGCGGCCGTGGCGTACGGCAGGCCGGAGGTTGCGTAGCTGATCTTGACTGCCAGCGTGTGGATGTCGCCGGACGAGCCGAGGTTGGTGTTGTCGGCCACCGTGATCTCGCCTGTGGCCGAGTCGATCGCAAACACGCCCGCCGTGGATTGCGCGGTGATGGCGTAGACGAGCGTTTCGTCGGTCATGTCGTCGCCCTTGGTGGCGACAACCGTATCGACACTGTCGTTGTCGAGGGCGGTTTCCGAGACATTGAACGTCTGATCCGCGACGATCGGCGGCTCGAGCCATTTGTCGAACACGGCCAGCTTGGCGGTGACCGGGACCGAGACGCCTTCCTCCAGCGGTTCGTTGCGGTTGAACTTCGGGATCGAAAAATCGCCGACCGGGCCTTCGGCATCCTCGCCGTCCACGGCGCCGGTAAGGAACGCCATGCGCACCGTTCCGGATGTCAGGAAGGCTCGCTTGAGCGCCTGGAACGCCGGATCGCCCGGCTTCCAGAGCATCTCGAATTCGGCGGTGCATTCGCGCAGCGTCGCGGCGCTGGCTCGCCAGCCGCTATTGGCCCGCGTAGTCACGTCGGCCTCGCCCGCTTCAAGCGATAACGAAACGTCCTTGACGTTGCTCATCTCCGAAAGGGCGCTCAGTACAGCTCCGGCTGCGCCCTGGTAGGCCTTGGCGTTCATGCCCAGTAGAAAAGTCCTTGCTGACATTGTTGTGCTCCTTAACTGCTCACTGAATCCCGCCACATTCGCGGGAGTTTGGGTTCTTCCTTCTCCATCGCCGGACCCATGTAGGGCCGGGCCTTGATCTTCACTCGCTTCTTCCCGCCGCGACGAACCATCCGACTGGTTCCGCCTTCCTCAAGCGCCCGGGGGGCGTCGCCACGGCCGCCGCGGGTGAGCCTTAGCGGCCCGATCACCACGCTGCGTTTGGCCGGGTCGTAGCCGAACAGGATGAACTTCTTGAGCAGGCCGGTGTGGCTGCTCGGCGGTTTGCCGGGTGCGCTTATTGCTTTACGTTTGCGGATCGATGATTTCGCCGCCCGGCGGACGTAAGCGCCGAATTTGCTCAGCACACGCCGGGTGGCGCGATCCGTCGCGGAGATCACTCTCCGCGACGAAAAGAACATGCTCTTGAAGTTGGCGCCAATCATGGTTTCTATCCCGTCGCCATCTCGACCGCTGCGGCTTCGAGGCGGGTTTTCTGGGCAGCAAGGACGCTGCGTCTTTCCTGCAGCCTGGCCTTGGCGGTCGCGACAACTCTCTCGGCGCTCAACGCCGCTCTCTGGGTCTGGAGCCCCTTGATCTGGTCGTCGATCCGCTTCTGTGCGGCGGCCAGATGCTCGGCGTCGGTCCTGGCCAGTTCGGTGTCGAAGGTGTCGATCAGGGCGCCGACCTTCTCGATTCGCTCGGCGACGACGGCGGCGTCCTGCACTCCGCGAACGGCGCCGTCGACCTTTATGACCAGCACCTTCTGGCCGTCGAGGTCCGCTACTGTCTCAGTTACTGTCGGGCGTTTTCCGTGATCCGGCATTTGCTTGAGTCCTTACGTTGGCGCGTTTCTATCCGGCGGTGATTGGCCGGGCGTTAGTTAGTTGCTCTTGACGTTTAGGTTTCCTGATCCGTCGAAAGTCAATTGGGATAGAATGCTGTAGATGTTTGCCAGGTATCCGACGAGGTTGTAGCTCCCGTCGTAGAACGGGCCGTAGTAGTTCCCGCTGATGTACTGCTCCATCTGGTAAAGTGGACCGTTGTAAGAAGTACCGGATAGGTACTGGATAAGGTTATAGTTTCCGTCGTACAACGGTCCCGAGTATGAGCCCGATAAGTACTGCTCCATCTGATAAAGAGGGCCGTTGTACGATCCGCCGCTAAGGTAATCGACGAGGCTATACCCGCCGTCGTAAAACGGGCTTGTAGCGGATCCGCCAAGATACTGATACATGTTGTACAGATACCATGCCGCCGAATAGGCGCCGTCGTGGAGATTGCCCGACGCCGAACCGTTCAACTGATCGCGGATCGACGCGAGATTCTGGTTCAGGTCGTATAGGTCCGCATTGCCGCCGGAGCCGCCCGCGATTCCGTCGACAATTCCGTCAACGTCGGCCTGGACCAGATCGACCATCAGGTTGCCTACGATTGTTGATGCTCCGAAACCCATTACCACGTGCCTCCCACCACCGTCACCACGTCGCCGGCCGTTCCCTTGATCTCGATCGCAGACAGGTCGATGCTCTCAAGGTCAATCCACTGACCCGGCAGCCAGGGCACATCCGAGCCGTCGTCGCCCTTGAAAAAGACATCGCCTGCGTTGGTCGGAAGGCAGGATACCGTCACGCTGCCGACCAGCGACTGGCTGACCAGTGGCTTGTACGACGCGGTGACGACGATCTTTCGCATGATTGTGTTGTTCATCGTTTCTCTTTCTCTTGCTATTTCAGCGTGCGATACGTGACCGTCAGGACCGACGTGAATACCAGGTCGTCGGCCAGATGCTCGGTCGAGTAGATCGGCTCGTTGGCGATCGACAGGAACCTCACGCCCGACATTTCTGAAGCCAAGAGTCCCCGGCCGGCGAGATAGTCTGCGATCTGCTCAACCAGTTCGGAAAGTCTTTCGACCTCGGTGTCGATATCCTTGCCGATCTTCTGCTGGATGCCGATATCGACCGAGATATCGCATCGCCGGGCGTCCCTGCTGGCGTTTTCGAACTCTATGCCCTTGGGAACGACCGAGGCCTTCAGGTCCGCCAGTTCTGCAAGCTCGAACTTCGGCAGGATCAGGCGTTGGGCGTCGAACTCCTCGGAGAATGTGCCCGGTGAGGCGGCGTTAAGTTCGGCCGCAACGGCGTCTGCGATGTCGATTGTCAGTTTCATTGATAGTTCCTATCCTGCTATGAGCATCGCAACAGCCGTCGCGGCGCACGTGCCGACCGTGCCCATCGCCAGCCAGAAGAATTTGCTGCGTCCCAGGCGGTCCTGTTCGAGTCGGTCCAGACGCATCTGCAAACCAGGCCGCCCGTTGCCGCGAAGGGCCTCGTCTATCCGATCGAGCTTGCGGTGGAGTTCGGCGAACTCAGCCTTGCAGATCGTGTCGTACTGTTCGCTGCAGTCAGTCATCGTTTCCAATGTCCTTTGTATGGATTCTCACGGTCGTGCGGTACGGGTCCGACCATCGCCAGCAGCCGTCCGGGCCGAGGTCCAGTACCTCGTATTTCCGTCCGCTGGCTGCGATCACGTCGCCTACTTCCGGCTCCATGCCGAGTTCGGCAGCCAGGATAAGGAAATCGCAGATGCTGGCGCCGATCTTCAGCCCGTAGTCGTCGGCCACCTCGTAGTCGGTCTTGCCGAACGTGGCGTTGACGATCAGGACCTGCGTATCGCGGCGATACTCGACCTGGCTGGAGCAGTGCTGGGTTCGCATCTGCTCCAGCCAGTCGGAGCCCTGTTTCAGCAGGTCGGCCACGGATTATTGCTCCAGGCGAACGCGGACGGTCGCAGCGGCGTCTGCGGCTGCGGCGACGACCTTGCCGAGATACTTGTTCGCCCCGGCCTCGGCGTCCTCCTTGGCCTCGGTGTCGCCTACGTCCCAGTAGACCTTGGCGCCCGCCGCAATCGCCGTTCCGCCGCCTGTGGACTTGGGGAAATCGAAGACGCCGTCCAGGGCCAGTGCGCCCAGTGCGTTTGCCGCGATATCGAGTTTCGCGATCCCGATCAGATCGCCCTGGACCACTACGTCACCGGTCGATACGGCCGAGCCGGGGGTGTGGTCAATTGACTTGCCGTCGTGAATGAACTGTGCTGTCGCCATTGGGTATTACCTTTTCTCCAAATCTCTGATCAGTTAATTGGCTCTCAAGCGGCTGGGGCGATTACGCCTCGCCCTTGAACTTCGCGGCGCCTCGGTGGTCCTGCTCGCGGACGCCGAAGTCGATGTAACCGCGGAACTGGATGCCGAGCGTGTTGAAGTCGGCGTCGGTCTTCTCGACGGTGGGTCGGTCCACGCCGTTGAGGAACGCAACCTCGACAGACGGCAGGCGGTTCGGGTCGGCCAGCAGATACCAGGCCTTGGCCGAGGCGCCGCTGAACGTGGCGTTGGACAAGTACGTCGAGGAGACGACATCGAACTTGCCCGCGTGCGGGTTGGTCTGAGGCTTGGCCTTGTTGGCGGTAGTGGTCTCGTTGAGCTGCATGCTCTTCATGAGCAGTTCGGCGGCCACCTTCAACGCCGTCGGAGCCAGGAGGATGCTCGCTGGAACCCCGAGCGGCCGACCGTTGGGCTTGGTCTGCTCGCCGAACAGGACCTCGGCGGCGGTCAGTCCGTCGACCGTCAGCGCGGTGTCGGCGCCGGCCAGGTAGTTCTTGTGGTCGGCGTGGAAGAATGTCTTGCCGTCGGATTGAACCGGGTTGCTAAGCAGCAGGCCCCAGACCGCATCGGCGATCGCCTCGGCTGCGCCCATGCCGATCTGACGCGGGATGTCGGTGAATGCGCCCATGTCGTCGTTGATGATCATCTGGCGCGTCAGGGCGAACATGATCCCGTGAGTGTCGGCCTTCTGGCCGAAGGTCTGTTCGCCGACCTGCCCGTGCTTCAGTTCGCCGTCGGGACCGACCTGCTGGAACTTGAAAGCCCCAGTCATGCGGTAGCGGGTGTGCTCCTTGAAGTCGTTGACCGAGGCGATCCTACAGACCCGCCGCCAGGCGTCCTCGATATAGTTGTACCCTTCAAGCAGCATCTTGTTGGCGATGTTCGAGAGGATGCCGGGCAGTGCAGCGGTGCTGAACGCCGCCTGCAGCCAGCCGCTGGCGTCGCGGCGGAATCGCGGCAGCCTCTGGCCAGAGGCCAGTTCGCAGAACTCCTGTATGCCGATGCCGCGCAGCTTGTCGGCGGCCTCCAGGATTGGCTCGGCGTAGGCGGCCTCGATATGCTGTCCGGAGACGCCCGATGCCATCAGCGCCGCGGCTTCGAATACCTGCGGGCTTGAGTTGCGAGGCTGTGTGGTGACTGTAGGCACGTTCGGACGCGATGCGCGAAGCACGTGCAGTTCGGTCTTGGTCGCGTCCCAGCCTTCCTCGATGGCCTTGGCCTCGATGTCGGCGTGCTTACCGTCGCAAACCTGGCGGACCGCTTCGATTCGCCGCGTTTCGCCGGCCACCTGACGCCGCATTTCCGCGACAGGGGCGCTCGCCGAGGCGTTGACCGTATCCGGAGTGGTTGTCGGCTCGTCGGGCGTGGCGACGTCGTCGGACGGCTTGCCCGTTTCGCCTGGATTCGGATCGGAATTCGGGGTCTCGATGGTCTGTGTGTCGGCGGCGGTTTTGTCGTCTTTCATTTCGTCGTGCTCCTTTGCCTTTGCGGCGATCTTGGCTTGCGTGTTTGCGTCCGCTCCGCTGTCAACGAAGCTGATTTCTTTAAGGACGGCCTTGCGGACCAAGTGCAGAGGTCCGGTGAATTCTTGTCCGTTTACAGTTACGGTCGCGCCGTGCGGAATGAATTCGGCCTCGACGATCGCTGCGCCGATGCTGGCTTGCCACGGGAATCCGTTGACGCCGCTCTTGGCGACGTCTTTGGCCCATGACGTGTTGCGGCTTACGAGCCCC